GGAAGCACCACGAGGGGGAGTGGTTTGCACAAACTGCACATCCTCCACCAGCACCGCGTACTGCTCGTTGTTGATGAGGTCCTGCAAGATCACTGGCACACCAGTGAGTAGGGCAGTGCGCAGAGACTGATAGCGGGTGTACGCATTGCCAACAGTGCCAGTCCTGTTACCGAACCGGTCCTGCTCCTGGTCAAAACACACGAACGGCAAACGCCACTGTTGCTTACGTGTCACAGCCGGCAAACTCTTTAGTTGCCAACCACGAAGTGTTGGGCCAAGAGTCGAATCAGTAGAAGACCTCTGTAGATTGAATTGCAGACCCATCGACTCCGTAGGAGTACGAGGGAACATGGCAATCTCGGCAGAAGACGAGGCACCAGACAACGTGTACAAAGTAGTCACGGAACCGGCAGCACCTACCGAGCTGACAGCAATCCTTCCTGCAACCGAATCTGATCGAACCGTCACCTGCTGGAACGTCTTAGGTTCCAAAGTTGAATAGCGAACCTGACCGGTAGTGAGCAGGCCACTCGACACAAGTGTCGAAGCAGACTCCACGAAACTTCCCTGACCTTCAACGCCTATGACTAGGCGATTGGATGTACCGATAGGGCAGACACCATTAACCGTTCCAGTCACACCTGTACTCAAGTCGTAGGCCCAAGCGAATCTGCCGGCAGAATCAGGCTCGGACAGGTCCACTCGAATCAGACCGGACTTGTCAGTACCCGTACCGTCAGGTATCACATTGGATACGCCAGCATAAATGAACCGGTCTTTACCTACCATGTGTTCCACGGACCCGAGGTCCCACACGAGGGGACCGTAAGACAACGTGCCTTGGTCCGACATGATTCCGATACGCAAACCACGGTTTGTGCCAATAGCCACGTAAGACCCGAGATAGTTGTACAGGCCAAGCACGGTCTCGCCGTAAGGCAACTCGGCAACAGTGGTGATCGCATATGTGGTGGATGACGCACCAGCAGAACTAATGTCAATCTTCTCAATCAACTGGTAGATCGTGGACTTAGCCCCGGCGAAGCCACCAAGAAGAATCGAAGAAGGTGTCTCACAAGCTGAAGTCCATGTCCAGTCCGTAGGCATTGTCCCAACAGGGACAGCAGTAGGTAGGGCAGCGGGAGGTGCGGCAGGATTCTCCGGCAAGCGGTACACACTGCTACCGATACACGCAAGGAACGAACCTTTAATCCACCAACCTCGACCACTCACACCACCAGTTGTGTACGCCTGAGTCACAGTGTTTGTCGAAGCGACCAACCGGTCAATGCCCGACGTGCTAAAGGCAAACACTGTTGCGCCACTAGAGACAATCCAGTCGGGAACAGCATTCCAGCTCGTAACACTGGTAGTAGAAGATGTAGTGGTCCGAGCAACGCTGACCGAACTACCAGTTGTGTAGTAAGCGGAGGAACCAGCAGACACTGGCTGGCACTTCCCTGTACCCGAAGCGCCACTTGACATTGACTTTAGCAAAGACACTTGTCCCGGGGTCCACACGTCAACACCGTAAGACGACTTAAATCGACGCATCGTCCGTGAATCGTTCTGGCCTGCGTTGCTGTTTGCTGGCTCAAAAAAGTTTAGGCCCGCACCAGCAGAAAAGTCACGCTGCGAGCGAAGCCACCAACCCGTAAGCGACTGCTCACCCGGCTCCTGCTGCGAGTCAAACTGTTGCTTGTTGACCTGAACAAACCCACGCAAAGACTGGTACTCGTCCGAGGCAATGGATAGAAAAGGCTGACCGCCAATAGCCCACTCATACTGCACATCACGGTTAGTCCATAGGGTTCCGTCAGACGGGGTAATACCTAGAGAAAATACTGAACGTGAAGCAATCTCCGCTGCCATCAGGTAGTAACCATTGCGATGAAGTACACGGTCACTGTCGTTGTTGCTGTTGTGCCGTCAATGTGGCGTACACCGTAGGTGAATCCACTTCCAGATGTTGCTGACACGTTGCAGTTGTACACGGCAGAATCGGCAGTAACAACCACATTTGGAGCGGTAGCAAATGCGGTTGCAAAAGTTACTGCTTTGGAACCGCTGGCCGCTGCCGATAAGGATATGGAGTTAGTGCCAGCCTGTATGGGAGTAGAGACTGCTGACGCATTGCTCAACGTGACTGCGCCAGCAACCGGGGCACCAGTACCATCGAACTTAAGAACCTGCTGGGCTGTACCCGTGACTCCTGCGGTGAGAGCACCGCTACTGTTTGTCACTGCGACAGCCGAGTTGGAGAACGAGGTGCGAGCAGTCCCCCCCTGAGCCACAGAAAGTGCTGTAGTAAGACCCGTGAGTGAGGTTATGTCAGAGTTAGCGCCATCCTTGGCGGCACTAATACCGGAACGGGCCGTAGCCTGAGTGGTACCAGCAGTGCCACCGTTAGCAACAGGAAGTGAACCAGTCACGGCAGTAGTCAAAGGGATGGCAGTCAACGTATTAGTAGCACCACTGATGCTCTTGTTGGTCAAAGTGTCGGTGGTATTCGTCCCGACAAGAGTTGTTGTGGCATTGGGAATGGTGACTGTACGGTCAGCGGTAGGATCGGTAACTGTCAACGTAGTCTCGAAAGCGTCAGCGGTAGCGCCTTCAAAAACAATGGTCGCACCAGTGTCGAGAATCAAAGACGTTCCTATAATTGGAGACGTTAGAGTCTTATTAGTCAGCGTCTGAGTAGTGGCATCGCCAACAAGAATTGCAGTTGCATTGGGAAGACTAAGTACATGATCGGCAGTCGGATTGACAACGGTAAGAATAGTCTCAAAATTGTCAGCACTAGCACCCTCGAACTGGATATACGCACCAGTGTCAAGAATCAGAGACGAAGTGACGGTTGGCGAAGTCAGAGTCTTATTAGTCAACGTCTGCGTATCAGAAGTACCCACAACCTGACCGGCAAGACCATGCACGCCTGAATGCTTCGTTGCAGTCTGCGCATCAAGGTAGACGTGAGCGTTAGCCTCGTTGAAGTCACGGGCAGACACCCCGAGTTTGACACTAGCTCCATTCAAGTGAATCTGTGGAGTAGTGCTGTCAACTCCACGAGTCCCAATCGTCAACGTGGTGCCGGCAGCAGAAGAAATCTCAATGACTTCTTCAGTACTCAAACCCTCATCCAACACAAGGGTGTAAGGGAAGGACGCGGGATAGCCGGTAAACGTGGCTGCATCCACTGTCATAGACGTAGCAGAAGCCGACAGTTCCGCCGTCAACGTAGTGTTTATGGCAGTAGATGTGAAATATCTGCGGGTCACGAATTACCTCCGGTAATGAACAGGGGTCGGGTACTGGTCACGGAAGCGATCTGTTTCTTCCATCAACCGTTGCTGATACAAGGCGTACAAAGTCCGAGCAACCTGCGACCCGGAACCCGGGGCACGACGCTCATCAAAGAAGCCGGCACTAATTGAAGTCGGGTCAAGCAGAGACACATCAATGCCGGACACCAGACGTGCAGCAGCACCAAGAACCACCACATCCCGCAAGTAAGCAGGGAACCCGGTAGTTGTTTCAAGAGTGTCAGATGGGGAAGACAACTCGGAAGGAAGTTTCAAGTAACTGATCTGCACTGTGCGACCAGGGGTAATCGAATCAAAAATGTCGATAGTTTTACCTGTAGCCCACGTAGCAGCATTCACCACCTGATTAAACTTCCACCGCTTCACCGGAGTCCACAACTGTGAAGGACCAACAACCTGCCACGAGACATCACTCACGGCATTCACATCAGCCGGCAGGGCATACGTAGTCCTCGAAGCTTGAAACGTGATCGTCGTAGACGCAGAAGCCTGAATCTCCTTGCCAATGGCTTTGATCGTAGAATTGATCTGCGTCAAAACCTGATGGCGTGGAAACAACGGACTAAACGTCACCCGGGCATTTGATGAGTGAGCAGCGGCAGTAGAACCATCCATGCCTCGACCCCACGGTGACACCACAGCAGTCGTGCCAGACAGGGAATCCACGTAGAGAAGTTCGTTATCAATCTCCACACGGCCCATGCCAATACGGGAGCCGTTAGCGACACTCAACGACGTATCACTAGACGTGATACTGGAAGTGAGCCAAGTAGTCTGCTCCTGGCTTCGGACATATCCGCGAAGAAACGTCAAAGTTTCCTCGATCAGATCAGTAAGAGTGGTAGGCACCAATACTCCTAGGACGTTGTGATGTACGTAGCAAAATCTGGATACTCGGCAATGAGTGCTGCCTTCTCGGTGTCGGTCACCTCATACTCGTGACCGCCCAAGTAGTAGGCATCTGCTGCCTCAAGCTGAAGAATCCCTGGAAACTCAACACGTGCCCACACTCCGGCAGTCTTTACGAGACTGATGCCTCTACGGTTACCGTGCCACCACAATGCGTATGGCCGGCCAACCTTTTCTTCCACTGTCGGTGGACGCAGGATGTTTGTCACAGCAACTCGTCACCCAGTGAAATGCCTTCATCGGCATCAACGTCCTCAACAGGAACAAGTTCACAACCCAACAGTGCGGCAAGTAAATCAACTTCCGATTCCTCAACGACACACACGTTCTCAACAATTCCGTCACGAACAATTAGATAGTTCACGTCAAGTACCTCACAATCACAACACCAGAACCGCCAGCAGCAGCAAACGATTCAGTTCCACTACCGCCTCCACCGCCACCAGTGTTGGCAGTACCTGCAACCCCATTTTGTCCGTTATAGTTACCTGCACCACCACCGCCAGAACCACCAGTGCCCTGCCGTGTTGAAAGGAATGCCGATCCACCGCCACCACCAGAAAGCAGCAGCACCCACAGGCCACGGATTAGTTACACCAGCACCACCGTTACCACCCTTGTAAACTCCCGCACCAAGATCGGTAGCGATACCACCATTAGTAGAGAACGAAGCACCACCACCGGATGCTCCACCATTCTGGGCACCTCCACCCTTACCGGATGGGGCAACGCCCGCAGCACCAATAAGGCTTGCAGGCTGAGCACCAGTAGTATCTCCACTAGTTCCACCAAGAGCAGTCGCTAGTGTTGAACCGAAAGTAGAAGACCCTGCACTAGGCACTGTTAGAGTTCCACCCGCACCAACAACAACCGCGTAAGTATTTGTCGACACACTAATACCAGTAGTCAGCGAATAGCGGCCACCGCCACCACCACCACCGATAGA